GCGAGACTCTGGCAGAAGGTACATCTAATGATTACCTATTGATGCCATATAATTTCAGTCCTAAGACAATCCTGAAACTAAATGCAGATACTTCAAAAGGATTTTATTCAGGACAAAAGACATTGGCTATAGCAGGTTCTTGGGGATATACGAGCGATACAGAAGAAATAACAGACCTTGATGGTGCTGTGTCGTCAACTACTGCTACTACAGTTGCAGTAACAAGTGCAACTGGGTTATCTCCTGCTGAAACAATACTAGTAGACAGTGAGCAAATGTACATTACAGGTATTTCAAGTAATAATTTAACAGTTGAGAGGGGAGTGAATGGAACGACAGCCGCCACTCACAGTGATGAGGATGCAGTGAAATCATATATATATCCATCTGAGGTTGTGCAGGCTTGTCTGGATTTGTCTAAGGTTACATTCAGGAATAGAGATTTAGGGGTGACTGACACAATAGGTGCAGGAGATTCTAATATCACAAGGGCATCAGAAGAGGCACATGACGTATTGACTACTGTCGATGCCTATAGGGCAGTTGGTCTGTCAAATGCGATAATATTCTAATGGCTAAGAAAGAAGGAATTAAAATAACAATGTCGGGACCGATATTTAAATCAGATGCTCCACAGGAACTTGTGGAAGCCACAAATACTGGCTTGCTTGACTTAGTGCAGTTAGAAGGTGCAAATAAGACAGGGAAATTGTTGAAGCAAGGGAGAGGTAGGGTTACAGGTACACTGCAAAGGTCTATATTTGGTGGTGCAAGCCTACAAGGCGATTTATTTGCCCAGTATGACGCAGGAGAAGCGTCTATGGGTCAAAATAGAGTATATGCTACATGGATAGAAGGTATCTCACCTAGAAACACTAAATCTAGTTTCAAAGGCTATGGGATGTTCAAAGAAACAAGCGAAGCAATCGCAAAAGATAATACGATGGTAGATAAGTATATTGGAGAAGCAATAACGAGGGCATTTAAATGAGCAGGTCAGGAGCAATAGATAGAATTGATGCGTTACTGGCAACAGTCTCTGACCCTGCTTTCACTGCTGTAGTCAGGGGAGAACCTCTGGCAATAGCAGGCTCTCCACTGCTTGCCTTTTGGCTTACAAGCAGAAGAGAGACAGCAGAAACGCTGACAAATGTAGGAAGCATTACGACATTTACTATAAGAGGATATTTCAGGATGCAGGTGAGTCAGGATGTCAGGGAATCTGTTGAACTGGATATATGGGATGCAATATATAACATTGGCTCTGCACTGAGGGGAGATGCTGATTTGGCAGGCAATTGTGATGACAGCAGTGTTGGTGATGCAACAACAGGTTATGTAAGCATGGGAGGATTAACCCTTAGGACTGTTACAATCCCATTTGAAGTCGATATATTAGAAGAAACAACAATAACACCATAAGAGGCAAAAGCTATGGCTAAAACATCAGGATTGAATACAAGGGTATATGTGGCAGGATATGATATATCAGGAGACGCAAGTTCTCTTGATGGAGTTGGCTATACTCAGGGGTTAATGGAGACGACTTCTTTGACTGCTGAGGCTACTTCAAGAATAACAGCTATAGCAGATGGAAGTTTGTCTGTTAATGTATTTTTTGAGGCTACTTCTGAACACGCCGCCCTGTTATCAAGTAGCAAGTTGCCAACTACAGACAGGAATGTGTTAGTGCCTATGGGAAGTGCTATTGGGGATGGTGGAATAAGTCTGGTGGCAAAGCAGGCTAATTATGATGTTAGTCAAGGAGGAAATTCTGCTCCTGTGACAGCTAAAGCTAGTTTTTCAGCAAGTGCAGGATATGCACCTGAATTTGGAGTAATGCTTACAGCACATGACGACACTCACTCTTCTGCTACAAGCAATGCTTCTGTAGATAATTCAGCAAGTAGTTCAAATGGAGGAGCAGGGCAAGTGCAGGCTTTCTCTTTATCAAGTGGAACTCCAACTGTAAAGATTGAGCATTCAGCCAACAACTCCAGTTGGTCAGATTTAATTGCATTCACTGCTTCAACAGCCATATCGTCTGAATATAAGACAGTGAGTGGCACAGTAAATAGATATATTAGGGTAACCACTACAGGCACATTTTCTAATTTGAAATTCGCTTGTATATTTTATAGAGGTTAATATGCCAAAGAAACCAAAGAAACCAAAAAAGAAACCTTACTAGGAGGGTATAATGGCAAAACAAACAGGATTAGGTGATTATTTAGCTGTCGATGACAGTGGAGGTACAGCTAGGGATATCAGCAATGATGTAACTAACGTGGATTTCAATATACCACAGAACCTCATAGAGTCAACAGGCATAGACAAGTCTGCTATGGAAAGAATCATAGGATTGGGAGATGGCACAGTTTCCATAAGTGGAATATTTAACAGTGCATCTAACAAATCCCATGATGTATTTAAAACAAGGACAGGCACAAGAACTGTAACCTATGCTATAGGTGGAAACACTTCAAGTAATCCAGAACTTGAAATGGAAATGCTTGTGGGTTCTTACAATATAAGCAGAGGCACTGATGGTACGCTTACATGGTCAGCAGAACTGTCCTTACAGAGTGGAACAGTACCAACATGGGGTACAGTATAAAACATGGTATCCATTAAGCAGAGCAAGAATGGTGTTCAGCCCTTCAGGATTGAACGCAGGCAAGCTAAACTCGTGTTTCAGGACTCTGGCTACTCAGGATTAGAAATAATAGCTAAATTGGATGTATCTGTAGCAGTTTATCTGGAAATGCAGAATATGACTGCTACAGAGAATGCAATGGAGATGAGGGATGCACTCAAAAAATTTGGGGATGATATTCTTATCTCTTGGAACTTGGAGGATGAAGATGGGAGTGAGGTAACACCAAATGCTGATGGGTTTATGACCCTTCCTCCAAAGATAGCTGTTGACGTAATGAAAGCGTGGTCTGATGCCTGTGGTGGAGTGGGGGAAGCATAAGCTCTGACATATTGAGGTGGAAAACAACAAAAGGTGGAACTAACAGAGATGGAAGCCCTGTTACGAAGCCAGTAGACCTGTTGTTTGCTGAGATGATTGATGGGGTATGTCAGAGATATGGTCAGCTTCCATCCAAGGTGCTTGAAGAAGATGTAATGGTTCTTAGAATCTTACACGCTGTATCAATAGGAGAAGAGGACAAGAAATAAATGGCGAATACAGTTACAGTTGAAGTAAAAGCTGATACGACTAAAGCTCAATCTAATATCGGTAAATTTGGCTCAAAAGTAAAAGGAGCTATGCCTGCTATCACAGCAGTTGGTGCTGTTACCACAGGTGCCGCATTGGCGGCTGTTAAACTTGGAGACGAGTTCAAGACAGCAGAAAGGCTAATTGCCGCAGGCACAGGAGCAACTGGGAGTGACCTAGAGGGTCTGCAAGAATCCATGCATAATGTTTTCAAAGAACTTCCAAATGATTCTGCTGAAGTAGCACAGGCAATGGCTGACCTGAATACAGAATTTGGTTTAACAGGTGCTGAACTTGAAACAGCCACAATACAGATGCTAAATGCGAGTTCAGCTATGGGATTGGATTTAGGAAGCTCTATCAAGAGTGTTGCTGATGGTATGCAGATATTTGAAGTTGATGCTTCAGAGATGGGTTCTACCATGGATGCTCTAGCGGCGGCTTCACAGGCGACTGGTGTTCCTATCAGCAAGTTAGCCGGTCAGGTTCAAACATTCGGCCCCGTCATGAAAAATGCAGGTTTCTCTATGGAGGAAGCCACGGCTTTCTTTGGAAGCCTAGAACAGAATGGTATAGATGTCACCAGAGTGATGCCGGGCATTAATGCCGCAATGAGAAAACTGTCTGAGCAAGGAGTTAAAGACCTGAAAGGTGCTATGGAAGAACAGATGGAAGCCATCAAAGGTGCTACAACAGATTCAGAAGCATTGAATTTGGCTCAAAAGGCATTTGGAGCAGAGGGAGCCCAGAGAATGTCAGTTGCTATCAGAAATGGTAATCTTGATTTGGGTGCGTTACTGGAAACGATGGATGGCAGTGAAGGTACTATAAATAACCTTGCAGAAAACACCAGAACCACAGCAGATAAATTCGATATAATGAAAAACAATGTTAAGTCAAACTTAGCTCCAATTGGAGAGATGGCAGGGAAAATGGGTCCGTTACTTGTAATGCTTCCGGGAATGGTAACAGCAGTAAGTGGATTATCAGGAGTAATGGGTATATTGAATCTTTCAATGGGACCGGTGCTAATAGCCATAGTTGCCATAGCGGCCGCCATAGCTGTTGGGATACTCATATGGAAAAACTGGGATACTATTGTTGAGGGTTCTAAGAAGATATGGGAAGGATTAAAGACTGCTGTCACTGGTGTATTAGAGGGTATTTGGACTGCTATTAAGTGGTATATTAACCTTTGGATTGGTGGGTTCAATCTTATCATCAAAGGTATAAATAAGATTAAATTTGAGCTTCCAAGTTGGGTACCGGGTCTTGGTGGAAAAGGTTTTGCTATCAATATTCCAACAATAACTCCTCTGGCGAAAGGTGGAATTGTAAAATCCCCTACCCTTGCAATGATTGGAGAGCAGGGAGTAGAGGCAGTGATACCTTTGAGCAGAGCAGGAGAAATAGGTGGTAACATAAATATCAACATCACTGGAGATGTTTATGGATTTGATGATTTTGAAGATAGGGTAGCTGAAGCTGTCAGGGATGGAGCTAGAAGGGGAGGATTTCAAGGAGTATTAAATACTGCATAGGAAATAATTATGGCAAATGAATTTAAACATGGAACTGTAGGAACTGAATTAACACAGGCAGAATATGAGGCAGTAGGTGGGCATGTTGTAGACTCACAGGCAGTTGGGGATATCATATATGCTTCTACCACGAGTCAATTAATAAGGCTTGGGATAGGAAGCACGAATGATATCTTGATGGTCAAGAGTGGTATCCCAGATTGGGAAGCACAGACCCAGATAACATCAGTAGGCACTATAGCAACAGGAACTTGGCAGGGAACAGATATTGGAGTTGCTTATGGAGGAACAGGTGTATCGACCCTACTCGCAAACGCTATTTTAACAGGTAATGGAGCATCAGCGATTCAAGCTGAAACGACCCTTCTTTTTTCAAGCAATAAATTAATCCCTACAGCATCTGCTCATGATGCCGCAGGAACTGTCTTAACAATGTCAGCAGGAGCAACCACCGCAGGAACAACCAATAATATCGCAGGTGGAGCTTTGACGTTTCAAGGAGGTCAGGGCAAAGGTTCTGGAGCAGGTGGAGATATCATATTTCAGACTGCAAATGCAGGTGGTTCTGGGAGTTCATTAAATGCTCTTGCAACTGCCTTAACTATTAGCGATGATTTATCAGCTACATTTGCAGGGTCAATAGTTGGCACATTAGGTACGGCTTCTCAGACCAATATCACAGGGATAGGCACTATTACGACAGGCACTTGGCAGGGAACTGCAATTGCTTCTGCGTACCTTGATTCAGATACAGCACATTTAAGTGGAACACAAACCTTTACTGGAGCAAAAACCTTTACTGATACGGTTACAGTAGGAGCGAATACTGATGGACAGGATGTGAAATTCTTTGGCAACTCATCTGGTTCATATATGTTATACGACGAATCAGAAGATGATTTGTATCTTATTGGTGGTCGGCTTGCAGTAGGTTCAACGACCATGGGAGCAGGCGAGGGAGGAATCAATCTCCAGAATGATGGAGGTTTTGGTTTATTCCTTCAAGAGAGTGCCTCACTAGATAATTATTTAGCACTATCTGTTAATTCAACAGATGACATAGCGAAGATATATTCTGGGTCAGGTGGTTCTGTGAATACTCATCTGGCTTTCTATACCGCCGCAAGTGGAGCTGAATCAGAAGCGATGAGGATAACAAGTGGAGGAAATGTTTTAATTGGTGGTAATGAAGCAGATGTTAATGAATATGAGTTACAGATAGTCAGAGATGAGACTACAGGCAACGGACAGACACAGATGGCGATGACTTCTTATTCAGCAACCTCAACAGATACTAATAGCCTAGTTCTAAGGAAATCAGCTCATAACACAATCGGCAATAAAGCCGCAACTGGCGATGGGGAATGGTTAGGTGCATATAACTGGTATGGTACAGGATATTATGATAGCAACTTAACTTTCACATTGGGTGCTTATATTCAAGGTAAGCAGAATGGAGCATTGGATGGTACGACAGTTTCAAAAGTTCCAACAGATATGATATTTTCGACTAGTACGACAGGCTCAAATCATGAGTCGATGAGACTGACAAAAGACAGGCAATTATTGGTAGGTGGATATGATGAGCCACTAATGGCATCTTCGACTCAATCAGCAGTTGAAGTAACCAATTATACTGCCAACCAACATCCAAGAATGGTATTGAATGCTTTTGGAACTACTGATTCTACAAGAGGATATATTAATTTTACGAAATCAGCAAGCGATACAATAGGGACTATGGCTCAAACTAGTGCCTCTGAGGCTCTGGGGAATATTACATTTTCAGGAGTAAATGCAGATAATTCTTACAAATATTCATCAAGAATTATAGCAAGTGCCGTAGGTACTGGTGCATCAGGTCAAAACATACCGGGCAGTTTACAATTTGAATGTTATGATACAGGTGGGGCGCATACTGCCCAATTATTTCTAAACACTAACGGCAGGGTAGGGATACTCACATCTGCTCCCGGTAATATTTTTGATATAAATTCAGGTAGTGGGAATATGATTGCTGATGGTTATGATACTCATTCTCTATCAGTTTATAAAGAAGATATCATAACAAGTACAGAAAGTTATTTGAACAAACTCAAGTTAACTCCAGTTAAAAAGTGGAAGAAAAAGCCATTTGTAAATGCTTCTGATATTAAAAGAGCTACTATAGAACAATTTGGAAAAGATGCTTGGGAAGAATATTTCCCACAAGAAAACTCCCATAGAAATAAAGGGTTAGAAAAGATGCCTGATGGCGAAATGAAAAACTGGATTGATTCTTGGCGAGAGCAAAAAAGAGTAGAAATGAGACAGGAAGAAGAATGGCAACGACCTCATTTGGGTTTGGTTGCAGACGGAGAAGATACAACTAAATATTTGCCTGAAGTAATTAGCAAAGATTCTAAAGGAAATCCTCAAGGAATAAAAACTATGGAGTACATAGCTATGTTACATTCAGCAATAATAGAACTTTCAGATAAAATAGATAAATTAGACAAGGAGGATTAGAATGGCTGATACAACCATAACAATTACAATACCAGAGGCTCAATTCACCACTTTGCAAAAAGCAATGAGTACACAGATGATAGAAGGGTTAAGTGAATCTGACGTAACTCCTGATTATGTGAAGAACGCATTGACTTCATACCTGAAGAATATTGTAGTGGGCTATGATAAAAGAGCTAATGCTACAGTCAATTATTCATCATTCTCTCCAAGCTAATGAACAACACAGATAAGCAGATTCTTCTTAACGAGATAAGGGATTCTAGGAGAGACATGAGGACGATTAGGGAAAAACTCAGTGCATTAGAGATTGCCATATGGGCAAATATCTTTTTTTCGTTTGTGATATTATTGGCAATAGCAATACTTATCATAAATGGGAGCAATAATGGATAAACAACCTTTGCAGATAACTGAAGAAGATTTAGGCAAATTATGGCAGATTAATCCTCTGGCATCAGAGCAGATGCAGAAAATAATGCTTGCTAGGCAGAACGAAGAACTTCAGAAAAAAATAGATGAACTAGAGAAACAAAAAGAGGAATGAATTGGCTAAAGCAGACATTAAGATACTGGTTGACTGGAACAATGATGGTAATTACTCCAACGCTAATTCTGATATAACATCAGATGCAATAGATGTTGCATGGGATAGAGGCAGGGATTACGCAAGCCAACTATCAGGTAATTCCAAATCAGGCAAACTGTCTGCAACTTTGTACAACACTTCAGGAAAGTATTCTCCAAATAACACTTCATCTCCTATCACTGGCAAAATAGAGCCGGGTCTGAGAATCAAGGTGTTGGGTGGTTCAGCAAGTGCTTTTCCATACACCTTTCCAATAATATTCACTGACACCAATCCCTTGTGGACTGGATACTTGCAGGAAATTAGACCAGAGCCGTCCTCTAAGGGTGCAAAGAGAGCAAAGCTAGTGGCTTTTGGTGTTCTAGGGTACTTGAATGATTTTCGCATTAACTTAGCCACCCAGACGAGTGTGAGGACTGATGTTGCAGTTGGAGCTATACTTGATGATGCAGGGCTTTCTGCTGATGACAGGACTTTAGCTACTGGTTTAACTACATTCAGTCGATTCTGGGTGGATGGCATGAAAACTATTAACGCTTTGAGAGTTCCAGAGGAAACAGAAGGTGGGTTTATCAAGGAAAGCAAAGATGCGAAAGTCGTGTTTGAATCAAGGCATACTAGGCTTTCAGGAGACTATCTGACAAGTCAGGCTACATTCTCAGATGCTAGTGGAACAACGCTATCATATAAACAGATTGAGCAAGTAGACCCATTGTCCACAATCATCAATCATGCAGAAGCTACGACAAGAACATATACAGTAGCAGGCAGTGCTACAGTTCTCTGGACACTAGGCGAGACAGGTGCTGAAAGCCCTGAAATAGCCCCCGGTGAGTCTAGGACATTTGAAGCAAGATATCCCAATCCAGATTCTGGCAATAATGCAGTTGAAGTGAACGCATGGACAACTCCTGCGAGTAGCACAGACTATACTGCCAATTCTGCTTCAGGAGGTGGGGGTACTGACCTAACTTCATCATTAGGGGTAGCCAACACAAAGATTGCACAAAGAATGATTATAACTATTACAAATAACCATGCTTCTACAAACGCCTTTCTAACCAAGCTACAGGCTAGAGGAACAGCAGTTACGCAGAAACAGGCAACAGTCAGAAGCATAGATGCTACATCACAGGCAAAATATGGAGAAAGAAAGTTTGTAGCAGAAACAGAATTTATCCCTAACACCACAGAAGCTCAGAGGTGGTGTGAATTTCAATTAGCTATCTATGCTACACCAGTGAACATTTTAAAAATGAGCTATGTGGCAAGTCTGTCAACAGCAATGTTAAATCAAGCTCTTACAAGAGATATATCAGACAGGATAACTATAACAGCTACAAATGATAGTGAATTGGGAATAAATGCAGATTTCTTTATAGAATCTGAAAGACATTCAGTGAATGGGAATGCTCACCTTGTATCATACAGCTTAAGTCCTGCTTCTGGAGGATATAGTCAGTTCTGGATATTAGGAGTGAGCAAACTCAATGAAAATACAGTACCTGCATACTAGGAGAAGAAAATGGCTTGGACTGCACCAAAAACATGGGCAATAGAATTAGTAGATGCTAGTCAGATGAATGCACAGCTAAAGGACAATCTGACTGTATTATCGACTCATACCCACACAGGAGCCGCAGGCTTTGGAAGCAGTTCTTTGGCTGTCAGTGTATTGTCATCATCAAGTCAGACAATCTGGTCTTTTGTAGACCAAGAAGCGAATCCTAGCACCAATGGGCATCTACAAAGGAACTCAAACGACTTATTCTATTATAATGGTTCAGCAGTATTAAATCTTACAGCAGGCGACCAAGGTGCTTCAATCGCAAGCATGCGAAGTCTTGGCACGACAGCAGTTAAAGCCGCCGCAGGAAATCACACGCACGATTAGGAGAATATTATGGCATGGACAGCACCCAGAACTTGGGCAGATGATGAACTAGTAACAACAGCATATATGAATGCTCAAATCAGGGATAATATGCTTGCTCTTTCTACACATACTCATGGAGGTTCAGCAGGAGATGGTTCTGCAACTCTGGCGAGTGGAATTTCCTTTTCTGGTCTAGCAACTGTTACATTTGCAGACCAGAGTGGTAATCCTTCTGTGGCAGGCAGATTGCAGAGAAATGGAAGCTCTCTTGCATATTACAATGGCTCAGCAGTTGTAGGGCTAGGTACAGCAGATGCTTCAGCAGGAACAGCTTCTCTGAGAACTCTTGGAACTTCATCTACATCAGCCGCCGCAGGGAATCATACCCATACACCAAATACACCATCAACATCAGCTTTGACTGGTTCAGATATCGTAGATAGTGCAGTGGCTATTTCAGGTCATTATAAATCGTATTCTTCAGGAGCGACATTAGATGGAACATCCAAAACAGTAACACCTACTTTGACTGCAAATCTTGTGATAGTTTCATGCTTTGCTTATGTGCAGAGTGCGGCTGATTTGGGAAAGATAAGTATCAAAGAGACTGTAAGTGCTTCTGAATCAAATGTACAGACAGGATTAACAACTAGATTCTATCAGCGTATAACAGACTCAACTATTGGTGGAACATTTGGAGCAGATTTAATTGAACGCTCAGACAGGTCAGTTGCCACCTATACATACCATTTAGAGGCAAATGATACAGTAACCATTTATGGAGCATATCTGGTGGCAACAGTAGTAGAGGCATAAATGGCAGACGAAAAGAAAACAGAGGATAAAAGTTC